GGATGATTGCTGAATGTCCTACGACTATTGATAAAGAATGTCCTATCTGTGAAGCAAACAGAGAATTGTGGCAGACTGAACAGAAAGCTAATCGCGGTATCGCTTCCATGCGAAAGCGTAAAATCGAATATTTCTTAAATGTCCTAATTGAATCGGATTCTAAGAATCCTGAAAATGAAGGCCAGGTAAAAATATTCCGTTGTGGTACTAAGATCTTTGAAATGATCCAAAACGCACAGACTCCTGAATTTGAAGATGAAGTAGCAATCGACCCATTTGATTTATGGGAAGGGGCATCTTTTAAATTGAAGATTCGTAAGGTTGAAGGTCAGACTAATTATGATAAATCAGAATTCACTAAAGCATCAGAGCTTTATGATGGCGATGAATCTAAATTAGAAGATCTGTATGGTCAGCTTCATGATTTGAGTGAGTTTGTTAAGCCAGAAATATTTGGTGATTATGACAAACTAAAAGCTCGATTCAATAGAGTTATTGGTGCAGAGAATGTTCGTAATGCCCCAACATCTGCAGAAGATGCAGTAAAAGCTCCATCTGCTGACGTTCCTGCAGCAGGCCGTGCAACAACTGAAGCTGATAATTCTCCATCAGCAACAGCTCAATTGGAAACTGCTGAAACTGCTGAAGACGCACTCGCGATGTTTAGTGATTTAGCTAGTTAGACAAATGAGTGATTAACAGTCTCAATGCCGCTTAATGACATATCGTTGTTTTGCGGCTTTTGTTTTATATGATAGTTAGTCGTTGGTGTAGATACATTTGTTTGAGATGATTGATTTACTGCAGTCACGTTAGTCTGTGATTGTCCCTGATTATCTCGTTCTGTCGCTGCCTGCTGAGAAAACTTTTCATTCTGTATTCGTTTCAAATCTTCCAGCTCGGCAAACTTTTCCATCTGATCATCAGCACCAAAAATAGATTTAACAAAACCCCAAGTACTGGGTGCATCAGCAATCTCAGCTTCTTTTTCGGTTATCTTGGCCTGAAGCGCTGGATTTGATAATTGCTCATTTTCTTTTTCAAATCCCATGGCTGACGCTAGCATATCTCCGCCAACTGCCCGTACCTTTTCTTCAACCCAATTTAATATACTATCAAATACACCACCAAAGAAGTCTCCAATCTTTTTAAGTGTCTCATTAAGATATCCAGCAATCATTTCAACAAATCCACCCTTTTCATCTACAAATGTGCCAATATCAGTACCAAATATAGTATCAATAAGCCATACTGGTATTCCTAAGAACCAATCCATTATTCCCTCGGCCGCACCCATAATGCCGGTCATGATTTTTGTACCTATTGTCGCATCATCTGGGAGATCATTTAATGCATCAAATACACCCATACCTCCAGTAATCAGAGGGCCGATGATTGGTAATTTTCTTAATATAAATTTTAATCCTTTGAATATCTTACCAACCGCCTGCTTACCAAAAGCTTTCATAGCAACCATTCCAGTTGCTAATGTTGTCATTACTCCGCCGACTAATGCTGAAAATATTTTACTAAGTAATCCCTTTCCTTTTTCTTTTTTAGAATCATCCCTTTCTGTATTTTCTGTTTGCATAGAAGCAATCAATTCTTCTTCTCTGCGAATAGCTTCATTTTTCTCTTCTGTACTCTGACCAAGGGTGCCCATCTTCTCAATTAATTTTTGATTTAAGATATCTGCATTGTCATTAATTAATTCTAAAGCATTTTCGATATCCTCTGATTTTTGCATCTTAGCAGACTCGAAAATATCTTCACGTTTCATTTCTTCGGCGGCCAACTGATCATCTCGTCGTGCTTTGATTTTATCTGCAACAAACTTGGCCGCACCAGCTGCAGCTATACCGGCTAACCCAGAATCACCCAGAAGCCCAGTGAATATACCAATAGATGCTGCAGTCAAATCACCTAAATTATCTTTAACACCAGCAATTCCAGTTTGTAAAAGGCCAAAACCTTTTCCTTGAGCATTTTGTAAATTTTCTATTACTGCTACTTGCTTTTCTAGCAATAACTTTTCATCTGGATTTCTAATTTCTTTTAGCTGGTCTTTCATTAACTGAAGCTGTTTATTATCAGCTTTAAGTGTTTTGTAATCTCCGCCCGAAACGTTCTTGGCCATATCTCCAAGCTTTGAAGAAATTGTTTTACTGAATGCGTCAGTTAATTTATCTGAATCTTCTGATGATATTCTGATAGCATTTAATAAACCAAATTGCTCTTCATTTATATCTTTATTTGATTTGATAGATTCTTTAATATATCCAGATGAAGCTGTATCATCTGGCATAGTAAAGCTACTCATTGCTGCAAATTCTAAAGCGCTGGCAACTTCAGAAGTATCAAGCTTACCACTGCTATCTGCTTCTAATTTCTTGGCGTGTTTTTTAAAGCTACTAAGATAATCTTTTGCATGAGTGCTTAATTGTTCATGTACTTCTTTCTGTTGCTCAGCGGCGATTTTAGCGTCTTTAACTTTTTGTTTTTGCTCTTTATCCATAGCCATATTTATTTGCTCTTCTGGTTAGCGTTAGCTCTTTTTATTTCTTCAGTATACATACTTAAATATATATCCCTTTCAAATGGTAACATATTATCAAGTTCTGTCAGCGTGATATTAATAATCTTTGATGTCAATAAATCAAAATTGATTTTGTAGTGCTGATATGCTAGACGATCATCAAAGTTTAGTCGAAAAAATTGAGTAAGTGTTTCACCTCTAGCTGATGAACACTTTTACATTTCTTACATACAAATTCTTTTTTAAATAATAACAATGGGATACCTTCAAAGTATTCTTTTAATCCATCGATTTGCTTTCCTGTTAGATTGATTAATATATTATCAATCAGATCATCCATTTCAAAATCATTATAAGTATCTTCACCGGATAATACCATATCTACTGCAGCAGCCATAGTATTTATAGCGATATCTGAAGTATCTTTAGAATTATTTAATGCTGCCCTCAATTCTTTGAATGATGGGACTTTCATACTTAATGATAATTCATCATTTAGCTTTACTATTTTATTTGGTAATTCACCTGACAATTTAATTTCATTTATGTCGATTTCAACAACATTATCTGCACCGCATTTTTCTCCAGCATCATTTGTTAATTGACATTCATATATTTTCTTAGTTGTGTTGCCAGTAGATGCAGCTTTAATTTGTAAAAATAAGAATTCCACATCAGCCATAGGATATGATGCTATATCTTGACCATATGTACAAGCTTCTGTTAGTGCTATTACTGAATCCATTATATCTTGCGCTAATTTAGCTTCATCCTTTTCAGTCATTACTAAATTTAATATCTTATCTTCTTTTACTGTATATGGTCTATATTTAATTTCTTCTTGAGACACTGGTAGTATGCATTTTAATACAGGTACTTCTAATTTTGGAAAACTCATTCACTTCACCTTTACTTATTATGATGTATTTTATAAATATTATATGTTAATGTTGCAGTTACTTTTTGGATTTCTCCATCAGCAAAAGCTACAGGTATATCGTCAATCTTCATTGGCCATGCGTTATTAATATTGAACGTTAATACTGGTTTGTTTTTAGTATCCAATAATTCAATATTGAATGTAACACTATAATCGCTAAGATAATTCATATCATATGTTTCTGGATTCCATACAATATCAAACCAATTCTCGAAAAATCGTCTTACGACTCCAGCTGCATCATTATAGAATGTTAGTACTAACGGATTATAAGTCCTCTGATATGGTAGTACTATTGGGGCGCTCTTATTGGCATAATCAAATGTTGCCATATCGCTGCCGGGTATATTAACAGATGCACAGTTTTTATTTATTAAATCCATTTCTTTATTTGTGTACTTTGCTATTAGTGCAGCTGGAGGAACTAGTGTAACTTTATACCTATTATTCCGCAAAAAATCTTGATTAATCTGTTTTCTAATTTCGTTAACATTCATGATCGATATGCCTTTTTCTTATTTTCTTTGTATACTGTTTCAGCTAACATACCAACAAATCTCAATGATGGCACTAATAACATAATTTCCCAATCGTCAACCGGTACTCTAGATAATTTAGAAAGTATATTAGATGTTTTATATCTTCGTATACACGGTCTAGCCATTCTAAATCTATCAGCTTTTTTAATCAGCTTCCATATTATTTTTAAATGTGTTCTATATCTTGTGCCACGTTTAAACAATATCATTAATTTATAAATACGTAGTCTGCTTTCTGGATC